CGTCCGTCAAAATCCTGCCTTTGTGCAAAACGGAGAAAATGTTGCAAAAACGGGTCAAATAGGCGATATCGTATCTCCATCACAGAATCACAGAATCTGAGACCAGATAGAATAAATCAGCAGCACCACAAGAGGAAAAACGACACCGAGCAGGAAAAGCACTCCGAGTAGTTTAGCAATTATTTTTAGCATTTATATACTCCTTTTATTTACGATAGTGCATACTTCTATTTATCATTTTAGCTTGTCGGAGTGCATACGTCAAGTCCTATTTCACTGCTCTAAACTCGCTAGCCGCGCTCACGCTTGGCTGCGCTTGGTGTCACTCAGGCCCATTACATCAAGAGGTGTAATGGGCCTGAGATGCCCCCAAGCCTTTGCTTGGGGGCGAAGCTAATCAGAATTTACCATCATTTTTTAGATGAGTAAATCCACCGGAATTTACTCCGCCAAAAAGCCATCTATACCAATCAGAATTAGTAACGGCTTTTTTGACGTCACCGGAAGCAGACGAAAGCCAAGAAGAAATGGAATCAAAGAGAGACTTGCCGGAGGAACCAAGACCGGCAGAACCTTCATCACCGGAAACCATTTTCAAAAGCTCACGAGCGAATCCCCAAGGACCGTTGGGATTCGCTATGTTCTGATCCGTTGCGTACTTACTCGCAGCATACGACATATTGGCGCCATACTTAGAAGCATCGGCGCCGATCTGAGCAACGAGCTTCTCCATAGCAGTGTACTTATCGGCAACTGCTTCCTGTGTACGTGCATTGACGTTTGCAGTTTGCAACTGGGTTTGAGCAGAAAGCACCGATCCAAGCATTTGCACAAGAGCAGCATTAGCAGAGGTATCAACCTCACCTTTAGCACCAGCAGAGGTCACGCCGGAAGCGGTAGCACCGGAGGTAACGGCAGCGCCGTTACCTCCCATAGCACTTAGAACCGGATTCAAACCGGCTGCCTTAAGATCACGAATCTCACGCTGGTGAGCAGTATTGCTCATGTATTCCTGCCAAGAACGGCTTTTAGCGGCCTCCTGAGCGTTAAATTGCATAACCAAGGCATTTTGACGCTCCTGCCAATCACGTTGCTCAGCGGCCAACTGTGCGCTCCTGGCGGTGTTTTCTGAAGCAGTCCGAGTGATACGAGAAAGAGCAGAATCCAAATTTCCAACAGCCGGCACACTCTGAACCTGAGCAGCATCCTTACCAGTAGTCATAAAATCACCTCTCAGTGATGGTCAATCAGACCAGGGATAGAGTACATCGGCATAGGACGTGTAGTACGGTTCTTGATATAGATATCGGCAAAAAGCTGATTGCTGACGCTGGAAGTAACAGCAAGCACACGATCAACGTTTGTCTTATCCTCACGAATCCAAGAATCAGAGAGCATAGGCAGCGCGGAATAATCATCTGCAAGATGCCAAACGTCAAGAGACTGCGCGTACTGGGAACGCATCTCACCAGTTACACGAGAAGGCTTATAGCGATAATCAGCCCACGCTTCCTGATAGCCGAAAACCTGGTCATCAACGACAGCACCGGCAGAATCCTTAACGCCAGGGCCCTGCGCATAAATCTCCTTGTTTTTCACAGCCTGTTCGCCGATATTGGCGAAAACAGGCCAATAGTAGTCAAAGCGATCCTTACGAGACCAAAAACGTTCAAGACCCTGCTGATAAGTGTGATCATAACGAGCGACCATAACGCCGATGACAAAACCATGCTCCGTGAAAGACTTGGTGAAATCGGAATGCGTATCGGTAGTGACAGACATACCAGTCACAGTACCTTGTGCAGTCTCGCCGGAGGCCGTAGCAGACTGCTGCACAACCTGATTGATATTAATGGGGACACGGTTGCCACCGAGATACTCGGGACGCTGAAGGCGGGCATCCGGAGAAGTCACGCCAAAATGAGACTTGAGAATTTCGATATAGCGAGAACCGCCACGGGCATCTTTCTCATAAAGCTTCTGAATCTGGAACGCCATACGAAGCTGATTGATCGAAGCACCGAGACCACCGGAAGAAACAGCATAAAGGTTAACAGGATCAAAACCGGGTTTTTCAGCAGAACCACCATAGCCAGTGAGACCAGCATAATTGGAACCGGCAACAACAGGTGAAAAAGCCAGAGAATCATAAATATTAACCGGCCGATTACCAGCAGCAGGAAAAGAAACATTCGAAACACCAGTCAAAACATATCCACCAGGATCATGAGGTTGCTCACGGGTAACAACAGGATATTCACCGGACGTAGCCGAGGGAATCAAAACATCCGGACCTTTCTGAGGGGACGGAAGACAACTCGTGAAATAATCATGATACTTGGCAGCCTTATAAGGAAGACCACCTTTCGCAACATCAGTAACAAACGTACCAGTATTGACGCCGGCTACAGTAGCATCATCGACGGGAACAACGAGCGGGTCAGATAGATTTTCATCACGAAACCACTCATTCATCACCAGGGCATAAGCTCGGAAGGGAAGAGCACTAACGGAAAGATTAGGAACGCCAGTAGGGACACCGAAATAATCGGCAATAGTTCCAACAGACCATCCGCTATCAGCAGGAGCAGTAATCTGAGGAATTTCATACTCTGTCTGAGGAATCCAGGCAGATTCCGTATTCTCGCCGTTGAACTGCTTCCAATGAGACCAAGTAAGGCGGTTCGGTACGAAGAAGAAATACGTGTCAAGGTAGATGTTGTCCATGACCGGAGTAAGCAGCGTCTGCAAACGCACAACCTTGGATGTGTCCACGTTGAACGTATCTCCCGGTAGTACTTCGTCAAGGAAAAAAGGAACAATGTCACCAACATTAAACGAAGTCTTAAGAGAATGCGAGCGGTCAAACGTCGAACGCCGGATATCAATGTTCGTGGGATTAAGTGCGAAATGAGATTCAACATTGCGGTTCATTCCATAACCTCCTTTTTCGGCTCAACAGCCGGTTTTTCCTCCTGTGCGGGCGGGTCAGACTCTCGCTCGGGCTTAATTCCGAGCTTGTCGAGGAAATCAGGCTTGTCCATGCCGGCCATGAACTCCGCAAAGTTGTGGTTAAACTTTGCGCGAATATCGACCGGAAGAGAATTGAAAAAGCTCTGACCTTCATTGACCTTGTTCAAAAGGTCAGCATAGGTTGTAGGCATATTGGTGAAATCACCATAAGCGCCCTGGACACGCGAAAGCGCGTCAATGTCGCCGTTCTGATATCGAGCGAGAATCACGTGGATATCGACGGACTCGGCGTGCGATTGAATGAAATCGTAAAGGTCTTCTCGGCCAGACTCAACGAGATCCATAACTCCATTTTCATCAAACTTAGGCTGATAGAGAATCCGTTCGCGCTCACCAAGATTTGAAGGGAAACGAGTTCTCGGACGATACTGAGTAGCGAATCTAAGCTTTTCATCATACATGATTACACATCCTTTCTCTGGATGGACGTACCATCCAAAATCACCTCGGGGAGCTGGGTGGAGATCGTGCCAGTCTCGTTATCAAACTCGCCGATCTTACAAAGAGCATAATCCTCAATGTGAGAAAACAGAAGACTCTCCTTCTGCATACAGGCATGAGCGAAATTCCGCATAGCGGAAGAATCATTCTGGTCTACCGTAGGCGGGAGAAAGCCCGTACGAGCATCACGAATAGAGAAAACACCGTATTTCATTTCCTAAAAACCCTTTCAATTGAATTCATAAGTTGAAGAACATCGGGAACGCCCGAAAAATCCGAAGGATTGACACGAGAAGCCTCAATCAAAAAAGACTTCATCTCACGCCAACAGCGCATATAAAACATAGGATCATCATCAGAATATTTCACAGTCGAATACCTCCTCTAAAAACAGTCGGGTTAATGTTGATCTTCTTGGACTTCGCAGCAGTACGACGAAAGACCTTCTTGTCTTTCTTGGGACGCATTTTCTTACGCATTAGATACAACTCCTTTTCAATGATTTTATTCGGGCCAGCTGGTTCCGTTCTTCAACGGCAAGCTGGTCTAAATAACTAAGTGTGGTTTTCTGTAATTTCGCTTTCTGAGCTTCAGCTGCCATCTTCTGACGAACAGCTTTAAGCCTGGCAGATTCTTCCGGACAATCGAGATCAAAGAGCTTGTCATAATACTTCGGAGGTCGAAACTTCCTTCCGCCTTTCTCAGTCGAAATGTTAATGAACTCGTGTTCATATAGGTCGGGATGATCCTCGTAATACTGCCGGGCAATACCGGGCTTGCGAGACATAAGCGAAAACTCAGGAACAATGTTGAAATTCTCGTAGAACTCAGCTTCAGGGCCGGTGAGCTTCTTCATGACATAACGAGCAGTATAAGCGCAAGTCTCCCAGGTCACAGGAGCTACAACAGCAAAACCATTCGGCCAAACTTCTTGAAGGGACGCAGAATTGAAGTATTGAAAACCTTGAGCAGATCGCTTGTAAGGAACAAGGTCATGGAGTTCCAATCCAAAAATGATTGCATGATAATGAGGGCGGAACGTCTGAGAACCATACTCACCAGAAGCAAAGAAGCGAATACCTTCGCCGAACTTCTTCCGGAGACGCTTCATAAAAAGCTGAAAATCACGCTTCACGAGGGACATACTCGGCAGGGCCTCGCCGGTCTCCGGATCGGAATAGTAATGAATAGGAACGTGAGCATCATCATAAGTAAGCGTTACGAAGTAGCTGGACTTATGATATTCAAGCTCCAACATACAACGGTTAGCCCATTCACGGGAACGCTGGAGACGACAGCCGGAACACTTACCACAAGGAATCTCAATAAACTCCGTAACGTCACCAGGACGACCAATAGGCGGACTTCGCATACACGCAAAGCCTTCACCAGCGCGCTCGAGATGGTCTACCTCATAGCTCGTTACCTTGAGCAACCGTTTACCATCTTTTTCGCCTAAAACAAAGGCTTTCAGCGGATGATAACAGGGCAAGAAATCACCTTCTTTGTATGGGGATATCGTACCCCCATACATTTTGGGAAATTTCAAAAATTTTCGCAGCAATGGCAGGCGTTTCGGGGATCGGCGCGAAAAAATGGGTAGACGAAAGGGTAGACGGCGGCCTCTCCGGAAAACCCGCAAACCCTTGCGCCCCAGGCGTTTCGGCGGGTAGACATCGGGTAGACATGGACGGTTTTGGGGCAGGCTGCCCGTCAAATGCAACAAAATCCGACGCTTTTAGCACTCTTAGAGCGAGAGTGCTAAAATTCATAGTCTGTTCACACAAATGCGTATCTTTGGACACAATTCCGGGGTAGACTCTGAGTCAAGAAAAGCAAAGGAAGGCAAGCTCCCGAGGCTTTCCAAATCTCGAATTTTCGGAGGTATTCATTATGTTTGAACTGAGACCTTACCGCAACAATAACCACATGACCACCTATGACCCGTTCCGCGACATGGAGGCGCTGGAGCGCGCGTTCTTCGGCAACCGCGACTTCCTCGGCGACGTCGGCACGTTCAAGACCGACATTCAGGACAAGGGCGACCATTACCTGCTCGAGGCCGATCTGCCCGGCATGAAGAAGGAGGACATTGCCATCGACATCGACGGCGACAACCTGACCATCAAGGCCGAGCGCAGGAACGAGCACGAGGAGAAGGACAAGAGCTACGTCCGCTGCGAGCGCAGCTACGGCAGCTACGCGAGGAGCTTCGATATCTCCGGCATCAAGGCCGAGGGCATCAAGGCCAGCTACAACGACGGCGTGCTGAGCCTGACGCTGCCGAAGAAGGACGTCGAGGTCTCCGGCAGCCGGAGACTGGCGATCGAGTGAGATCTGCCGCCTGAGGGCGGCACGACATTTGCCGCCTGACGGCGGCGCCACATTTGCCGCTTGACAGCGGCGCCACATTTGCCGCCTGACGGCGGCACGACCAAAGGGGCCATTCTCTACCGTAGAGAATGACCCCTTTGAAACCCCAAGAGAGCGCAAGGGGCTTTTCCACCGTCGCGGCACAGCGATTCCCGCGCCTCTTCGGGCGCGCCAATCGCGCCGCTTCCTCGAAACCGCCTCGCTTTTTCCGCCACCGGCGGCGCTTCGGCGCTTTCCCCTTGACCCCCGAACTGCGGCGGTCAAATCACCGTTCAGCAACCGTATGAGAGTGCGGCGGCGCGGCTTTCGATCTGGCCTGCTTCTCTTTCCGCTCAGCCGCTGCTGCGGTGCTGGTACGAGCTGCTGTTAAAAATTTCTTCCGAAACCCCACCGCAGAGCGGCAGCGGCCGCAAGGAGCAAGCCAAATCGAAAGCGGCAATAAGAAACTGCACGCACTCCTTTGCGCAGCGCGTGCAGCATCAGCCTTGCAGAGGCGGGCAATGGCAGGTCAAGGGCGCAGCCCTTGCGGTCTTGGGGAATCGAAAGGGGGCCATTCTTCCGCTAAGAATGGCCCTCTTTCCTTATGTGCCGCGCGCTCTGCGGCGGGGTGAGGGGCACGTTGCCGTTTGCCGTGCAACAAAAGGCCCCTGTGTGCCCCTCATTTAGAATCACTCGCTGCGGTGTAACAAAAATACAGGAATGTTACAGGTGAGTTACAAATCGGCCAAAGCGGTTGACGGGCGGGAAAGCCGGGTGTAATATGAGCATGCAATTGATGGTGGGCCAAGGTGAGTTCCCGGTTCAGTTACGGGAACGGCATGCCACGGTAAGTGGATCGAGAAACACCCAAAAACACCTGATTTTGCAATACAAATCCGCGAATGGGGATACGATATCGCCTATTTAACCCGTTTTTGCAACATTTTCTCCGTTTTGCACAAAGGCAGGATTTTGACGGACG